CCTCAAGATTTTAGAAAATATCTAATTGAAAGAGAAAAGCAAACAGAAAGGGGCTTTAGTGATTTAGGCAATAAACTTAATAACTATAAGTGGGCTGATGATGTATATTCTAGCAGAAAAGAAAGACTAGAGGCTAATGGAATTAAAAGTAGCAAGGAATATATAGATATTCTTTGCCAAATTGAGGATAATTTAACTTTAGACCCTGCTAAAACGATACAAAGTCTAGCAAATGCTTATGGTATTAATATTGATGGAACACAGGCGAACTCTGACAACTATTTGCAAAGTCAAATAGCAAATATTCAGCAACAACTTGCTGAGCAATCTAAATACATACAAGCACAACAAAAATCTGCAGGTGATAAAGCAGTTAATGACTTTATCAATGCAAAAGATGAAAATGGCAATTTGTTACATCCTTATTTTGAGGATGTTAAGCCTATTATGATTGATTTGTTGCAAAAACAGGCTTGTACTAATTTAGATGATGCTTATAAAATGGCAACTCGCTTTGATGATAATATTTACAATAAGATATTAGCAGAAAAACAACAAGTTGATTTAAATAATAAGATAGTTGAGGCTGAAAAATCTAAACAAGCAGGTTTTAGTCCTAAAGGAAAACAACCAGCAATAGAAAAAGAATTGACTTTGCGAGAGGAGTTAGAACGCCAATTTGAGAACTTATAATAATTTGGAGTAATTAAAATGGCAAATGCTAACTATAATGATATTTTCACAACAACAATTGAAAATCGTACAAAGAAATTGGCAGACAATGTAACAAAAAACAACGCATTGTTAAACCGCTTAAATTCAAGAGGTAAAATTCGCACAGTATCTGGTGGTTCTAAAATCTTAGAAGAATTAGAGTATGGCGAAGGTGATTTAGTATGGTATAATGGATATGATAACATTAACTATACTGACAAGAAATTATTTACTGCAGCAGAATTTGCTTTGAAATTATGTGCAGTTCCAGTTGCTATTTCAGGTGAAGATATGCTTAAAAATAGCGGTAAAGAACGCATGATTGATTTGTTTGAAAAACGTATTGCAAACGCAGAAAAAACAATGTCAAACAAATTAGCAAGTGCATTGTATGATGATGGTACATCTTCCTCTGGTAAATCTATTGGTGGTTTACAGTTGTTAGTTGCTGATGATCCAACAACTGGTACAGTTGGAAATATTTCACGTGTTGATAATGCATTTTGGAGAAACCAAGCAAAAACTATTTCAGGTGCAACATCTGAAACAATTAGAGGTGCTATGGATGATATTTACTTAAAATGTTGTCGTGGTACAGATAAACCTGATTTGATTGTTGCAGATGATACAATGTATGCATTATATGAACAAAGTCTAACACCTCAACAAAGATTTACTGATGCAAAAATGGCAGAAGCAGGATTTACTAACTTAAAATTCAAAGGTGCAGATGTTATTTTTGATGGCGGACAAGGTGGAGCTTGCCCTACAGGACATATGTATTTCTTAAATACTGATTATTTGTATTTAAGACCTCATAAAGACCGCAATTTCAAAGTAATTGGTGGTGATAGAATGGCAATCAACCAAGATGCTTTGTATAAGATTATTGGTTGGGCTGGTAATATGACATTGTCTAATGCATCACTTCAAGGTGTATTAGTTAATAGCTAATTTTTAGTGGGGAGTGTAAAAACTCCCCTTTTTATTTAGGAGATTTTATTTATGGATGCTGATTTTTCAATGTTTCAAACGATGCTTAGTGATGAAAAAAGAGAAATAGGAGTAGTTGCTAAGTTTTATGATAGACCTATTAAAACTGGTAATTTAACAGAAAAAGGACTACCTGAATTTAAGCTTTTAACATATGTAGAAATTCGTGTCCGAGATAATAATGATATATTTGATGGAAAGGCAACAGAAAGCCATATTAGAAGATTTCCAATTGAATATAACAGATATTTGTTAGAAAAGAAACAAACAGTTGAGGGTACACCGTTAAATCAGTTTGCTTTCTTAACAATACAACAGTTAGAAGATTGTAAATATAGAGGAATTTTTACTGTAGAAACATTAGCTAGTTTAGATGATGATAAAGCAAAACAATTAAGCTTAATTGATGAAAGAGAACTAGCTAAAAAGTTTTTAGATGTATCAAAAAATAATAAAATTATTGCAGATTTTGAGAAAAAAGAACGAAAATACAAAGAAGAAATAAAAAAACTTAAAGAAGAACTTTCATTGTTAAAGGCTAAAGAAAATGAGTAATATTTTAGAAATATGTCAGGAAGTTGCAGATTTAAGTGCAATGCAAAGACCAACAAATTTATTTGATACAAGTTCTCAGCACAATCAAATATTTTGTAGTGTAGCAAAATCTGAGCTTGATGCCTTAATGCGTTATGGTGATTGGCAAGATTTAACTAAAGAGGCAGAGTTTAAAACAGTATGTAATAAAACAGTATATCCGATAGACAATATTGTAGATGATTTTTATTGTTTGCTTAATAACACAATTTACATAAAAGATAATCAAGAAAGAGTTATTGGAGCTATAACACCAGAAGAATGGGCTAGAGATAAATGTTTTAAGCTAAATGGAGAGGATATTAAGTTTAAGATACAAAATAATGCCTTTAAGTTTTTGACACCGCCTGCAGGTGGCTTAAAGATTGTGTTTACATATCGTTCAAATGCAGTTTGTACAGATGCAAAGACTTATGAAGATAAGGCAACTATAACAAAAAATACAGATATTCCAATATTTGATAAGTATGTAGTAAAGCTTGGTATTTTGTATAGGTGGCTAAAACGTAATGGTATGGATTATACAGAAGAATTTAATGAGTATCAGAAAGAGCTAAAAAAGAAATTTGGAACAGGTTTAGCGACAAAAGATATACAACTATCCGGTTTTAAAGATTTTATTAGTGATGATTGTTTTGGTGGAGTAATTATCAATGGTGCAACAGAGGAATGTAAATAGAGGTGTTAAATCAAGAGATTTTATACTTCCTGCTCCAATAAATGGACTTAATAAAAAAGATGCTATTGGATCAATGCAACCTAGCTATGCTATAACAATGGATAATTATATACCACTTGATAATAGGATAGTTCTTCGCTCTGGTTATGTTTCATATGTTAAATTTAGTGGTATAAATGAATTAGTTAAAACACTGCTTTCTTATAAAAAGCCAAATCACAATAAACTATTAGCGGTATATAATAACAAAATACATGATATTACAAATCCTAATGAAATTGTATCTTTTGATATAGTATTAAGTAATGATGATTGTCAGCAAGTGCAATACAAAGATAGATTATTTATTATGAATGGTTATGATAAACCAAAAGTATTTTATATTAATGAAGATGGATCATCAAAGTTAGAGGATTGGGGCTTTACAAGTGAAACATTGCAAGCTGAACGAATTATTGCCGGTGCTGTTAGCAAGGAGTTTTTATGGTTTGTTGAAAAAGACACATTAAAAGCTTGGTATTCTAAAGAGGCTGGCAATATAGCAGGGGAATTATTATCTTTTGATTTAGCACAAATAAGTAAACAGGGTGGAGAATTAGTAGCTATTTCTTCTTGGACCGTTGATGGCGGACAAGGGATAGATGATTATACGTGCTTTTTTACATCAGAGGGAGAGGTATTAGTTTATAAAGGCTCTAATCCTAATAATGTTAATGATTGGAGTTTGGTTGGCTCTTATTTAATGAGTAAACCAATTGGTTATAATTGTATTTTACCTTATCAAGGTGATGTTGTTGTTATTGCTGAGGATGGTTATATACCTATGTCAAAAGCCTTAGCCATTAATAATACTGGTCAATCAAATATAGCATTTAGTGATAAAATAAGAGGTTTGGTATTAGATAGAACATCTAAAAACAAGCAAAGACGAGGTTGGCAAGGGATTATTTATAGTAAACGTGGTTATGGAATATTTAATGTTCCAGTAAATCAACAATTTGAACAGCATGTAATAAATGTTAATACAGGTGCGTGGTGTAAATTTACTGGTATTCGTTCTGCTTGTTGGTGTAAATTTGAAGATAAGATTTTCTTTGGATCAGACAATGCAGTATATCAATTTGATAATGGATATTCAGATAATGGAGCTGAGATAGAGGGTAAAGTTGAACAAGCATTTACCAATTTTGGAAATGGAGCATTAAAGAAAATTCAATTATTAAATCCTAGAACAAAATCATCTACTGCTTTTAAGCTAACAATTTATACTAACATGGATTTTGAAACTAACAACTTTGATTACTATACAAATGTTGGAACTGTTGGTAATAGTAAATGGGATGAAGTTAAATGGAGTTCTACAATAAAACCAATTGGTACAAAATGGAGTACAAGTTCTGCAACAAAAATTAATAATCAATGGATTGCCAATAATTCTACTGGTTTTAATGCTAGTATTGTCTTTAAGACTAAAACAAAAGGTAATATCATTGAGTGGTATGATACAGGGGTAAGATATGAAACAGGCTCAGGAGTTATGTGATGTAACTGTATATCCGGATGATAGCGGTTATACCACAAAATGGGTTTGTGATGGATTAAATGAGGATGTTAATTGGGTGGGAGCAAATCTCACCCTTTCTATTAAGCTAAAAGGAGAGCTTATAGGGGGATTAATTTATAATGATTTAAGGCCTAATGTTGATGTTTGGTGGACTATATACACAACAGATAAACGTTGGGCGAGTAGGCACATTTTAAGATATTGCTTTGATGTTGCCTTTAATTTAATGAACTGCAGGCGAATAAGTCTATTCGTGAGTAAAGATAATCATAAAAGCCTGAATTTGGTTGAAAAGCTAGGATTTAAGCGAGAGGGATTACTTCGACAATATCGTGATGACGGTAGCGACTGTTATTTATACGGAATGCTTAAAAATGAATGTAAATGGAGAAGTAAATGAGTAAAGGAAAAACACCTACACAAGACACTTCTGCGTATAAAAACTACAGTAATTACCTAAAGGGTTATGATACTGGCAATGTAGATTATACACTTGGAAGTTTAACACAATGGGCTAGAGATAATTCTAACCAATTAAATAATATGGGTAATTATACCTTTAATGTAAATGCAAGTGATGAGGCTAGACAACAGGCACAAGATGCAACATTTAATACAATGATGAACTATGTTAAGCCAGAATTTGAGGCACAAGCAAGTGATTTAGCAACATCATTACAAAACAAAGGTATTCCTGTTGGCTCTGAGGCATATAATAGAGCTATGAGTAATTTACAAGACAATCAAAATCAAGCAATTACACAAGCTTCTAATCAGGCAATATTAACAGGGCAACAAGCTTATAGCCAAGATTTGGCAAATCAGATTAATGCAGGTAATTTTGGAAATACTGCTCAACAAATGTATATTAATCAATTGTTATCAGCATTACAAGGCTCTGCAAGTGGTTATGAAAATCAACAAAACATATTCTCAGTTGATAGTGCAAAATCTGCGATTGATTATCAAAATGCTTTAGCAAAGGCACAATCAAAAAGTAATTTGGGAGCTGGTTTAGGTTCTTTAGGTGGTGCTGTTATTGGTGGTTATTTTGGAGGACCATTAGGTGCATCAATTGGTTCCAGTATTGGTGGTTCTATTGGTGGAAATATTGTTTAGGAGTATGAAATATGTTAAATAATAATTTTGCGAATGTTACATCTGCAATTGCTAAGAATGTATTTCAGCCTACACAGACTGTAAATAGACCAAATATAGCAAATGCATTAACTCAGTCATTAAAAGACTACTATGATTATTCACAAAAGCAAGAGGAAAAGGATAAAGCAAATACAAAACTAAAAAATTTGCAAGATGCTTATGCTAGTGGTGACGAAAATGCTATAAATCAAGCTAGGTTAGATTATGATGCTGAGAGTTTCTTAAAATCACAAGATGCTTATAATTTAGCTAACAGACAGAATGAGAATGCAATCGGTTTGGAAAAGTTAAGACAACAGTATAA